CCTCCTAAACTCTGTTGACCATCAAAGTTATGCCCAGATCGGACAAGGTTGCGTCCGGGGTCACCGGGGCGACAAATTGCAGCACGTCGCCGATCGACAACGGCCCGCCGGTGCCGGCGAGGATGCAGGACGTGCTGCTCTCGTTGGTGAAGGTCACCCGGCCGATCTCAGTCGTGACGAGCCCGGAAATGCGGTTGACGATGAAGGTGGCATCGCTGGTGGCCTTGTGGATCGCGTAGACCGTGGCGCCCTGGAGCTGGGCCGGCACGGTGACGGCGAAACTCATCGGCACGATGATCGTCCCGGCCAGGGCAGGCCGACCGGTAACCGGGACCGAGACCGGCATCTGTTGCAGCTCGATCGGGAGCTGCGGGTAGCCCACCGCGCCCATGGCGTCGGCGATCACGTCGACCGAAACCGGTCCGGGCTGCGTCGTCAGGACATCCACGGCGACGGTGCTGGCACCGTCCACGAGCACGTCGACGATGACGCCCGGGCCGCCCGGGTCGACCTCGACCAGGATGGTGTCGCTCATCCCGCCAACCGCACCACGGAGCGTGTGCCCAGGACGGCGGCGCTGTCAGTCACGTCCATCGTCACCGCCACAGCACCAGCCAGGACGGTCTGCACGTCGCCGTTGGTGTAGGTGAGCTGGAGGTCCCACGCCCCGCCGGCAGCCGTCAGCAAGGCCGAGGATGCCGCCGGGAGGTCGGCGTGGATCGTGTTCGGCAGCTCCACCGTGAGCGTCATCGTGGTGATCAGGGTGCCGCCCGGACCGCTGCGCAGCTCCGCCTTGGGCGTGACGTTGGTCAGGTTGATCGGCATCAGCTTGGCCGCGTCGCCCCACAGGGTGAAGCGCCAGTGGTAGCTGTCGCCGCGATAGATCACGAGCGGATACGATCCGGGCGTCATGCCGATACCTCCACCACTGCCCCGCCATCCTCCGTGATCACCGCGTCGACCCCGACAATGTCGAGGATCGGGTAGACCCGGTCGACCTGTCGCCGCAGGGTGATCTCAACGTCAACCCGGTCGATCCATTGCTGGTTGACCATCTCGGCGTTGCGCGCCTGGGTGCGGCTCTCGCGCAGCCTGAACCCGGCCGCGCGCAGCGGCTCGTAGGTCTGGGAGATATAGAGCGTGTCACTGAGCACACCCGCCAGATGGGTCGCTCCGGGCCCGTAGATGCTCACCAGGACCGTGTAGGTGTAGTGCCGCTGTAGTCGGTCCACCCCTGGGCCAGGGGCCCCTGGCAGGGTCGTAGAGCCGTCATGCCAGATGAAAGGATAGTCATCGGCCTCGACGTTCTGCACGCCGACCGCCGCCCAGGTGACATCGGCCGGCGGCGTCACCGGCGGCGTCGCCTGCCAGCTCGGGCGCACCAGATTGCCGGGCAGGCCGGTGATCCCCACCACCATGCCCTGGAGGGCGGCGATCACCGCCGCTCCGATCGTGGGATGGGGCGGCGCGGCGGTGACGTAGCCGCCGGTCGCCGAGGTGTTGAACCCGCTCACGGATACATCCAGCCGGCGCGGGCCAGGGTGAACACCACGATGAACAGGCAGCACGCCACGATGATCAGCTTGAGCACCGGATCAGCCGATGCCGGCGCGCGCAGCACGATGAACAGCAGGTCGACGAACCAGCACGCCAACCACGCCACGACGAAATAGACGATTGCGCGTTCCTGCATGTCACGAGGTCCGTAGCCAGTAGACCAGCTCGGCCAGCTTGGAGAGCGCCATGGCGCGGTTCTGCACCGACAGGTGAGCGTTCTCAATCACCTTCTTGGCGTGGGCGTCGAAGGCATAGACGAAGTCCGACGGGCCGTCCGGGGGCGGCGCCCCGGCCGCCTGGGCCTGTTCCTGCACCGTCACCTTCTCGGGTAGATCGCTCATGGTTTCCCCACTTTGGTTGTCAGGCTCTTCAGGGTCAGCATTCCCTCGTAATGGCCCGCACCGTAGTTGCCAAACCGCCCAATCTGAGTAACCACGAATGTCTCGCCCTTCCACGTCACCTCGTCCGCCGAGGTGGTGTCCGTCGCCACGGCGAGTGGGAAGATTGTTATACATTCGTAAGTTCCCTCACTGCGCGTGTAGTTCGGGTCGATGAACAGATTGTCCCCGGAATTGGCCTGGATCGATGCGAAAGTGTCGATCTTGGTCAGGACCCTGACGGCGATGCCATTGTCGCCCACCGTCTCCGACCAGCGCGAGACCGTCACCGGGTCGCAGAAATCGGCGTCCAGGACCATGCTGACATCGATGTTGGCCATCGTTTACAGCCTCCCGGTGAGGAACAACACCAGTAGGATCACCAAAACGATACCCAACAGCCCCGAGGGGTAGTAGCCATAGCCCCAGTTTTGCGCATACCCCCAGTGCGGCAGTCCGCCGATCACCAGCAGGATCAGGATCACCAGAAGAATGATATACATTATTCCACATCCCTAACAACATAGGAGATTGCGGCACGGAGCTGTCCGGTGTCGATCAGCGGGCGCATGTTGGGGCCGGACCCCCAGGAGGCTTGCGCGTAGGTGGTCAGGATTTGCGGCATCGCCATGCCGAGATGCTTGCCGCCGGCTTTGATCTCGCGCAGCTTGCGACGGCCGGCGGCGGTCCGGCGCAGCCGGGCGCGGATGGTCGCCGGCTGGAGCGGCGCGTAGGGCGGCGTCGGATCGCGTATCTCGCGGATCACCGAGTTGCGCGCGACCATGCCGACCTGCTCCAGGATTTTCTCCCCGGCCGCCTTGTCGTGGTTGACCAGCGCCTCCATGGCGCCGCGCCGCATGATGGAGATGATCCGTTCCTTGGCCTTGCGTATTCCTGGGTGGAGGAACGGACGCGCCGGGATGTTCCGCTTGGCCGATCCGTATTCGTGGATATAAGCGAGGCTGGCGTTGGTGATCGGCTCGCCGTTCTCGTCCTCGCGGTCGGCTTTGTCCTTGGGGATGCCGACCAGCACCTCCTTGCCAGTCAGCGCCTCGATCGCGTCGAACAGCTCCCTGGTGCGGCTGACCGTGTGCTTGACCCCGCTCTCGACCTTGCCCTTGACCGGCTTCTTGGGCAGCGCGTGGATCAGCCGGTCGACCGACGCCATGACCTGCTTGGCGTCGATCAGCCCGGCAAGTCCCCTACCGATGAACCCCGACATCAGGGTTTCGTTTCAAGCGCGACGAGGCGATCGACAATCTGCTGCATCGCCCGGATCATGTAGGGGATCACCACTATACCGTCGACGGTATGAAGGTCTTGCGGCAACGCACTGTCATGGGTGTCGGCGATCATTATAACCTTCTCCATAATGGGCAGCACCGCTCCCACCGCCTGCGCCACCCATCCAAGATCGACGTGCTTGTCCTCAGTGAGTTCCCGACGGGTTTTTGTCTCCACGTCGATCGGCTCCGACAGGCTGGCCACCGCCGCGTGGATGTCGAACTCCGAGATTGGAATGCGGTAGATGATGTCGAGCGCGTCGACCTTGGTCGGCGCGATGTTCTTCTTGATGCGGATGTCACAGGACGCATTCCACGCTGCGAAGTATCCGTCACCACGACTGAGGTTGTAGTCGTTACGAAAGTCAAAGTAGGTGCTGCCACCGATATAGCAGCGCATCACGGCGGAGACACCGGGAAAGTGATACATATTCCATCGCATCCAATCCCAGTTTGGATTGGATGCGATCCCGTTATTGTAGTAATACGTGCCAGGAGAGCCGAAGCTGTTATTTTGAAACCCACCGGCGTCGTTAACAACCTGAAACCCGGTCCAACACGTTATGTTAGCGGCAGAGCCGATCCTGCCATTGGCAAAGATGTTATATTGCGCAAAGATACTGGTTGGACCGCCGCCGCCATCGTTGCCCTGGACATTGAAATAACCGTTGCAGGTCGTGGTGCCCGATATCGTAGCGGTGCCCGATATCGTAGCGGTGCCCGACACCGTAAGGTTTGACGACACAGACACTGATCCGGTCACACCCACACCGCCGGGGCCGATCGACATACGAGAGACGATCGCCGCTACTGCCCCCGCAGCGCCCGACGGCGCGGTGTAGAAGGATATGTTCTCACTGCTGGGGTCGGCATACGCCAGCACGCCCGCGCCGGCAGTCCGGAACCGCCAGTTGCTTGTGCTGTTGTAGATGTTCCAGCCGACCCAGTTGTGGGTCAGCAAACCACTGGACGAAAACATATTGGCCGCCGCATCCGATGGCGGCCCAGCGCCAAGCCCCGCCGAATTATCCGCCCGCATGAAGAACACCGTAGTCGGAACCACGGTGGTATCCGCCGTGCCCGCTGTCGCGGTCTGAAAGGAAAAACTGCCTGCGCTGTTATACATCTGGCCACCCGCTAGGGTGTTCAGGCGGCGATAGTTGGTGCCGTCGTAATACAACGCCGTCATGTAGTTGTTGGCGACCGTATACCACGCGCGCAGCGTCGCGCCGTTGATCCCGTCTGACGTGCTCATGCTCGCCGGTTCGGGCATGCCCAGCATCAGGTTGCCCTTGGGCGTGAAGAAACTAGTGACCCTGCCGATCTGGACAGTGCCGGTGCCCTTGCCCTGCAAGAACAGGTCGATGTTAGTGTCGGAGCCAAAGGCGGAGATGCTGGGGTCTAGCCCCGCCGCCGCGCCGACCACGCGCACCTTGTTCTGGAAGTTGGTGGTGCTCCCCAGTAGCACGCCGGACGCGCCGCGCCCCTGGATGGCGAGGTCGACATCAGCGGCGCTGCCACTGGCGAAGATGACGGGTGCGCCCGACAGCGCCTTGATCTCGATCGCGTTGATGTTCTCCTGTCCTATGACCGCGACCCGCACCGAACCGACGGTGCTGGTATAGCCCAGGCGCAGCGCGATGGCGCCGCTCTCGACTGCCGTCTCGCCGATCGACCCGGTGGTGTCGCCGCGCAATGTCAAAGTGCGTGGCGCCGTGCCGCCTGGAGCGATCAACAGCGGGCCGGGATTAAGCGTGCCGCCGGTCAGCGGCAAGAACCCACTGCCGCCCACGGTCGACTGGAGTTGCTGCAAGGTGACGGCTTCCATCGCCTGCCCGGCGTTGCCGTAGAGCACCAGCGGGCCAAGCATGGTGCCGCCGGTGAGCGGCAGATAGCTGGCCATGCCGCCAGCCACCCACTTCGCCCCATCCCATTGCCAGGAGGAGTTTGGGCCGTTGTAGGTCGTGCCCGGCGGGCCGGGCGGAGATGGGAAGTCCAGTGCCATTATGCCATCACCGTAATGTTGGCGCCGCCGGCCGGGGCGATGTAGGGCGTGTAGGTGATAATCAGCAGGCCATCGGCGCCTTGGCCCCGGAGTGACGCTATGTTGCTGTCACTTCCTATGCCGCCACCGCCACCGCCATAGTTGCCGCCCGCGCCGCCGACGGCATTGGCAGCGGTGTTAGCCCCGCCACCGCCGCCGCCACTCCCATGGGTGGCGTCCCACTGCGTCCCGTTACCGCCGGCAGTAGCCTGCGCCCCACCCGGCGTGTTTCCGGCATCGCCCGCGCCGCCCGGCGAGTTGCTCGCGGAGCCGGCAGCCCCCGCCGCCCCGGCACCATGGAACCCAGCCGCGCCGCCGCCGCCAGCCCCGACCCAGCCAGATGTGGTGGACCCGTTACCGCCAGCCCCACCGTTGAACCCTGACGGGTAAAACCCCCCGCCCTGACCGCCGATGCTTCCCGATACGCCGCTGACACCAGTTCCGCCACCGCCCCAAACATTGCCGGGACTGTTGGTGCTCCCCCTCCACCACGTCCCAGAAGTGCCGTCGCTAAAACCACCAGAACTATTGCTGTTCTTCACCGCTACCGTAACCGTAACGGTGGCCGAGATAGCGAGATTTGTTGCGTATCCATATCCTCCGCCTCCCCCGCCAGACCCCGGATTGACAATCGCCAGGGGCTCTACGCCCTCCTGGGCCGCCAACGGGGCGAAGATATGACCGCCTCCGTTAGCGCCGCTGCCGAGACACTCTATTTTGTTGCTCGTCGGGTCCCAGTTTCCCGGATCGGCGAAGCTGGTGGCTCCTGCGTTAAGGAAGATCGTTGGCATCGCTGAGCCTCGCCACGTCGTCCATTGATCGCGCCGCCATGTAGTCCTCGCGCCAGATGCGGATGATCCGCACCGGCTCCATCTCTTCGTTCTGAATAAGCAAGAAACGCGGGTTGTCCAGTTGGACATCGTCGTCCGGGTTGATCACGCCGTAGATGCGTTTCGAGAGCACCCCACGCAGCACGCCGATCCATTCGCTCGCCATCACACCCTCGACGCCAGGATGGTTATTCCGATATCGGACAAAGCAGCATTCTGCGGCGAGGGCGCCACAAGCTGGAGCACGTCGTTGGCGGCCAGCGACCCGCCGGCGCCGGCCAGCGTGCAGACCATATTGTTCGCCGGCGTGATGGGGATCGTGATCGTTCCGAAAGCGGTGGTAGCGCCCGCGCGTATGCGGTTCAGGGTAAACACGGCACTGCCTACCGTTGCCACGGCGCCGTAGTAGACCACCGACCCGGTGAGGTTGGCCGGGATCGTCAGCGCCCATGGCATGGCCATGTAGTAGCTTCCACCCGCCGCCGGCTTGCCGACGGCGAAGAACGACAGCGGCACCTGCTGTACCTCCGTCGGCAGGGCAGCGTAGCCCCAGGTCTTGGCGTCGACATAGGTGGTGAGCGCGTAGGGTGCCAGACTGGCCGTGGTCGCGTAGGCTGACAGGCTGGCCGTGGTCGCGTATCCCGTCAGCGTGCTGGTCATCTGCTGCAACGGCACTGGGTTCAGGTTCGACACCGCATTGCCGGATACGGTCATCGGCCCGGTCATGCCACCGCCGGAAAGCGGCAGGAAGACGGCGGTGCTGGTCGTGCTGACGGCGGCGATCCAGGCCAAAGAATTTCCGTCATCGTAACCAATAAAAAGCTGCCCGCCAGTGGAGTCCCACCAGAACGCTTCGTGGTAGAGCGCCGGCGGCGTCGGGCTGATCGTTACTTTCGAGCCCAGGCGGGTGGCATCGAACAACACCTTCCGACCCGTCGGGTCGAGCGTGGTCGGCACTCCCACCCAGATGCGCAGGGGATCGGACTGCTCAACGCACAGCTCGCCATCGTCCAGCACGCCGGGCGGCGGTGGGTTGTTCGGCGTCGGCGTATGTCGGACCTTGGCGTATCCCGATCGTCCCGACATAGGCTAGCTCCCGAACGCCATCATCACACCCATCTGCCAAGTGTTCACCCGGCCCACCAGCTCGTAGCCGTAGCCGATCGACAGCACCTCGAAGCCACCGGTGCCGACGAGCTGGGCATGCCACAGGAACATCTGGCCATACATGGTCAGGTTCCACGGCCCCCCGCCTTCCATCGAGGACAGGGTGGTGTCGTAGCTGACCGAGACCTTGGAGACCGATTTGCTGCTGGGAACGCCGACGCCAAACCCGGGAATGCCGACGCCGCCGGTCGAGGATTTCATTGCGTATTGCTGGAGGGCCAGCATGTGGCAGGTATACAGCTCCACCCCCAGCGGACGTATGCCGCCCCAGAAATACTGGGTCACCATCAACGATCCGGCGTCGAGATAGAGCTGCACCACCGCGTCGGGGTAGACCGTGTCATCGGCGAACTCGGGCCGATGCGCGCGGAATTCCTCCACCGTCAGCACGTCGCTGGTCGGTATCCCCCTGGGTGGCGGAGGTATGTCAGCAACGGCCAGCGTAGCACTCACTGAGACGGCCCTGGCGGCACCGTCTGGCCGGTGCGGATGCCCGTGGTCAGACCAGAGGGCGCGGTCTGGGACGCCGGGCCCATCGGCGTCGGCGCCTGGAGGTTCCCGGTCTCAACCCCCTGCGGGGTCACGTCGCCCGCCGTTTCCCGGATGCTCTGCGTGTTGCCGAGTTCCGGCGCCATCTTGGCAGCCGGCGGTGTCGCCTTGACGGTTTCAACCATAACTCCCTCCTATTGCGGCGGTTCGGTCAATCCCAAACCGGGATTGCGCGAGACCCAGGCATTGAACTCCGATGCCAGACCGATATCGGAGAAATCAGCGAACAGCTTCCGCGTCGCACCGTTATTCGTTGCGATGAACGTGAAGAATTCGTTGATCGTCCCCCGCCACATATCGGGCACCTTCATCACCTGTTCGTCGCGCACCGCCCACAGCGGCGATTTCACGTCGCCGGTGTCCCCCGCCTTGGGCGGCATCGAGCCGATGATCGACGGCACTGGCCGGTTTTGATCGGTGGTGTCGATTATCCAACAAAGCACCCGGTTGTCGTAGAGGATCACCCAGCCCAGGCCGGCGGCGCGACCCTCGTAGGGCTGGGAGTTATATTCGCAGTTGATCAGGATGGTCGGCTGCGGCGGTGGAGTAACGTGGTTGATCGCGGGCGATCCGCTTCCTGCGTAGCTCATCGCTTTAGTCCTCTTGCCAATGACAGCTTGCTCTCCGCCTTGGCCTCGTCGCTCTGCGGCGTGCCGGCGAAGAAATGTTCCGGCTTGGTGCCGGCGTTCAGGACATTGGGCTGCGCCACCGGTTCCGGTTCCTGCGCGCTGACCGGCTCGTGCATCCGCACCGCCTGCTCGACCAACAGCATCTTCTGCGCCGCCGACACGCCCGGTTCCGCCGGCTTGGCGCCCACGAGGTTGGCCTTGACGTACCAGTGTTCAGCGACCTCGTCCGAGACCTCGTAACGACCGGGCGCGTATTCGACCTGGGGGATATTCTCCCCCAGGTTCAGAATGAAGCGGTTGGCGACATCAATCACCGGCATGTCGTTAGCTCGCCGGCTTGTGGTTCGGCTTATGTGGATCGGGGTGGTGTGCCGCCGCCGTCTCGGCCGCGCGCTGCTGCCGCAGCGCCGCCTTCTGCTCGTCCGTCATCATCGCCGCCGCCTCCTTCGCCGTCGGCGGAGGCTCCGGTTTCGGCGTCATGACCATGGTGTGTGGGGACTCTATCGACGCTTCCGGCGCTTCGTAGCCTTCCAGGAATGCCTGGGTATACCAGTGGTCGGCGACCTCCGCCGGCACGTCGTCATACGTGCCCGCAGACGGGAACACGTAGGTGGTCGGCGCCTCCGCCTCGCGCGCGCCCTTGGGCGCGGGCTTGGTCGGATCGACAGGCGGTGGTGGATCAAGCTGCACCGTGAACGGAGCGGTAACTTTAAGCGTGGCCATAGCTTTTACTCCTCTGGGAGTTACGCAAAACGGGCGGCCGGCGTGCGCGTTGCCGCGAGATAATCTGCGCGACCGTAGGCTAAAATTGATAGGGCGAAAAGTTTAGATGCCGTCCCGATACAGAATGGTCTCGGGATACACCACCTCGATCACGCCAAGGCGACCGTAGTAGGTGGTCAGGTTGTAGATCGAACGCCACTCAAGCGGGGTCCGCTGGAGCGGGGTCATCGGGTAGCGCACCTTGTCGTATTCGTTGGTGTAGCAAATCATCCGATCAGTCGGGCCGACGCCGGCGCCCACCAGCCACTTCAGCGGCTGAATATTCAGCGGCTTGCCGTTCTGGGTGTTGCACAGGCTGTTCTCTTGCAGATAGCGCAGCAGGGAGACGTTGCCCGCCGTCGATACCTTGGTCGTGACCAGGATACCGAACTGGGTCGGCGGCACGCGCAGTTCCGTCGGCATCACCGCCCAGCCCGAGTTCGACCAGCACTTGGCCAGCATCTCGTTGATCTGCGCGAGGATGACATCGGGCGCCGTCGCCGGGGTCGCCAGGGCGGTCGCCCAGGTGCCGCCGGTCACGTTGCTCGGCGTGACGGAAGCGTGGTTGAGCAGGCCCTTGGTGCCCAGGATCGTATCGCCAATGTAAACACATTGGTCAATATCCATGGCATGTTTGAGCTTGATCACCTCGTATTTCTGGCTGTCGATGGGACGGCCAACGCGCATCGCGGACTCAAGTTCCGGCTGCGTGTAGGACAGTTCCATGCCCCAGAGATACAGAGGCTGCGGGGTCTTGCCGATGTCCAAGGCGGCGCCGGTGATGGTATTGACATCTTTGCCAATCCACGAGATG